CCCGGATGAAGGGGAGCCTGTCGCTTGGCGGTGGCGCAAGCGAGGCGCGGACGTCCCGTGGATCGTCGGCTCGGCCCGCATCGAGGGCGAAGGCGTGGACGGATTTTACGAAATCCAGCCCCTCTACTCCCGCCCGGCCCCGGCTCTGGATCGCGAGGGGGTGGCGAGGGCGCTGCGCGAGACGGTTATGCCGAAGTCCGTTCGCATCACTCAGTACGCGGGCCACGTCTACGATTTCGGAAGCCTTCCCGGCATCACAGACGAAATAGTCGGCCTGCTCGCCGACGCACTGACACCCGAGCTTCCTGAAGGGCCGCCAGTCAGGGAAAGCTCGCTAGGTCAGCGATGGCCCGAAGCGTGAACGGTTCGCTGTCTCACCTGACTGTCTCACCCGATCCCGACGCCTTATAGGAAAGGCGGTTGAGAATGGGGATGGTAGGCCCGGAGGGAATGTCGCAAGTGTGCCGGATCAATCGGTTGCACTGTCTCACCGTCCCCGGCGCCCTAAAGCGGGGCTTGGCGTTGCGGCGATAGTGTCTCACCCTTCAAACGCAGAAAAGGCCCCCACGCCGAAGCGCAGGGGCCATTGCTGTTGAGATCACATTTAGTGATTTCAAGCCGCCGTCACTTCCACAGCTTCCACCAGAGGCGAGGCGTCACCGTTTCCCGGTGAGCGTCCACGATAGCCACGGCTGCGGCTCTACGGCCATCGCACACGGTCAGCGCGGCCTCTTGGCGTAGTGCCAGCGCCCCAAGGTCGCCAACGGTCTCCAGCGGCCCGACGTCGGCCCTAGGGCAGGCTTCCCGCAGGATCGGCGGGACGTTGATCGTTAGGGGCTTGGGGCTCCCCGCGCATGACGCCAATAGACCCGCGCAGAGTATCACGGAAAGCGGGATCGAGGCGCGCATCGGCCCCCGGTGCTGACTGGACGACATCGACTTGCCTTTCTGCTTCCTGCCTGACGACAACTTCCGTGCGAACCGTCCGCTCAATGATGCCCGTGGTCTGTTCGGCGAGGGCCTGACCCTGTTCGGCCACGACGGCGCGGGCCTTGGCATCCTTGGCCGCTCGCCATTGGAACCAGCCGATGGCCAGCAGCAGGGCCAGCGCAACGGCGGCAAGGGCAGCGATAATGGCGCGGGCTTGGGTCATTTGGGATACGCCTTCCAGCTCAGTTCCCAATGCGGCCCGTCCTTGAACGTGCGCCAATCACCGCCCCAGGTGATCGGAACGCCAAGTTCCGCCGCCGCCGCCTTCACGTGCTTTGCGAGCCGGTGATACAGCGGCCAGTCCCACGAAACGTCCCCGTTGATGACCGGCGCCAGATCGACCGCGTGGCCCGTCAGGTGGCGACTGTTCATGGTCTTGGTCGCGCCCTGCCCGAACAGTTGGCGTTGCCGGTCAACGGTGCGCCGGCCTTCCAGAACGGCGAAGTCGAGGTCGGACTTGCGGATAGCGAGCTGGACGACCTTGACCAGATCGGGATGCACGCCTTCAAGGCGGGCGAGACTACGGGCGCCGAGTGCGAATGGCATTGCTTGTTCCTGTCTTGAGATTACCGGCGCGACGGATCGACCGCCCGCCTCATCGCCCACCGCGCCGCGAACCACGCAGCCGCGACAACAGAGCCGACGCCCAGCGCGTAGCCGAACGCGAACGCCAGCAGAACCATGACACCCCCACCCCGATCAGGACGCCCTCAACGACGTGGACAAGCGGCCACATCAGCCCGGTTCAGGATCGACCGGCAGCGCAGCGGGTGCGGGATGCTTGCCCTTGCCGAGACGCTTGGGCTTCACGCGGAACCCTGCATCGACCATCGCCTGCACCCATTCGGCGCGCTTGGCGTACCATTCGTCGTGACGGCGCTTGGCTTCTTCAGGGGTCATGGACATCATGCGGCCTCCAGCATGTCAGGGCCGACGCCGATCTCTCCCGCAAAGCCGGTACGGTCGCTGTAGGTCGTGGCAAGGGCTAGCCGCTGCGAGCAGTAGGCGCCGCGCGCGGAGTGGCTGTCGTTGGGCGCCAGGGTCGGGAATTGCCGCCACTTCATCCCCGGCTCCTCCTTCACCGTCACCTCGTGGTGATAGTGTCCAGAGCTGCCGTAGCGGTATCGGGTCTCGCCCCACATCTTGGCAAAGGCCGCCGCGAAATACTGCGACAGGCTTTCCTTCTTGCGGAGGTGCCCGTGGCTGAACGCCAGCATCGTGTGACCCCACTGGAACGCATAGTAGGGGTTGGGCGAGTCCATCACCTCAACGCGGGGCTCGTTTTCGTAGAGCGTCTTCAGAAGCTCCCGCATCCAGACTGACGACGCGATGTCGTGGTTTCCCTCAGCGGCAAGGATGACCACGCGGGCATGTTGGGTCAGGGCGAAGTCTACCAGCCTGCGAAGGCAGCGGATGGCGACGCGGACAATCTCCTGATAGTGGCCCGCCGCGTCCACGACGTGTCGGCTTGTCGGCGTAACCGGCGTCAGGCTGTCAAAGTGCATGAAGTCGCCAAGTTGACAGATGAGCCCGACCTTGGACCGGGGCGCGGCGGTCGCCAGGTACTCAAAGCATCGGGTCAGAAGGTCCTCGGCTATAGCGAGATCCCAATCCGCCCCGCCCTCCTCCGCCCAAGCCCTCATCCCAAGGTGATAGTCCGTGAAGGTGTATTGGGTCAGCAGGCCGTCAACGGTGTGCAGCGGCGGCGCGATTGGCGCGAGGCGGGGGATGGTCGCGCAAGCCGCCTCAACAGCCGCTAGCAGCAGTTCCGCCCGGCGCTCCTCGTCAGCGGCAGACTTGACCCACTGTCCCCGAACCTCCCCCTCTTTGTCGTAGTATGTCGAGACGCCCCGAACCTTGAACCCATCGGGAACGGTGCGGGTCATGTCGTGCCCCGGCGCGTAGCCCGCTCGCGCGGCCTTGGCCTTTACCGCCCCCATCGCCTGGTCAATGCACGACGGGTGAACGCCCATCGCAACAGCGGCCTTGCGGTTTGACCCGTGCTGAATAACCGCGTCGATGATCTCGGATTGCCGTTCCGTCGCCCACTGTTTGAGATTGGGGTCGGCCATCAATCACCTGTCGGAAGATCAGCCCGGCCCTTGGGCCAGTGGCCGAAGGTTTCAGGGTTGCCGTTTAGGGAGTGGCTTGCTCAGGCGACGGGGGCGGTGTCGGGCTTCCGCGCCAACCGGCGGCAAGCTTGGCGTAATCCACCAGCGAGGCCCCAGCCATATAGAAGCCCATGACCACGACGTTTTGCGCGATCAAGGCTATCGCCACCCACTTAAGCGCATCCGCGTCAGTCAGCTTGGCGATGATAACGCCGACGCCAATAGCGGTCAGGGCGCCTAGTCCGAATGTGTAGATCCGCCGCCACTTGAAGCTGACTTCGGCGGGCGTGTCGTCAACCCCACTCACGGCGCCGTGCCACCAGTGCGACGACGGCGCGTGTTAGGCTCCTCAATCACGAAGTGGCGTTCCAGCAGCTCGCGAACGTACTTAAGCTGTTCCTCGACCCGGATCAGCGCATCCGCCGTCGCCCGGTGCGCCTTGGCTTCCGCGTCGGTTCTGGCATTGGTCGCCGTCAGATCGCGCTCTGTCGTGTTCAACCGGCCCTCCAAGCGGATAAGCCAGACAATGGCCGCGACCGCAGCCAGACCAATCGTGATTATTTCACCCGAGACAGGCATCGGCTCTCACTTGCTTTTGCGGGTTGGGATTTGGGGGGTTTGGCGGTAGGCTTAACGGATGAAGCCCATCCGCTGGGAACTCGGCAGCTACATGTACGCCAACAGCAAAGTGCTGCCGGGCGTGTTTTTCATGATTTGGGGCGTGGCTTTGGCGCTGATTTGGGCGCGCGAAGTTATTGTTTCCGGGGCGGGTTTGCTACGGCGCCGGAAGCCCTACCTAGCATTGCCGCCTCCCTCAGACGACGTTGCGCCGTTTCCCATTCAGGCGGCGGCAGCCGAAGCTGACCCTTACGCGGCGGACGGCTCTGCGCCTGCATCATAACTAAACGCGCTTCGTCCGGGCTCATCATCAGCACCCGGCCAGCCGCATCGCGCACCGGCACCGGCATCCCTGCCGTTTTAATCCTGTCCGCGCCAGCTTGGACCGCTCGCCCGACAAGCTCATTTATGCCCGCGCGCGAACCTTGCGTGAAGCCCGTGACCGTTGCACTCATCAGCGCGTCTGAAACGCTTTCATCCTGTTCGCGGATGGCCTGGTTAATGTCAGACGTAATCGACCCGGTGCCCGGCGCGTAGCGGCTTTCAAACGCCCTCATTGCGTCTTCGTCAGCCGCCAGCCGTTGCATTTTTTCCGCGCCATTTGGCCCGAACAACGCCTCCAGCTTTCGCTGCACGTGCGGAACTTTGAGGGCGCCCGGCTTAAGGCGGCCCGTCTGTTCAAGGTTAAAAAACGCGTTCGCCGCCCCCGCTTGCGCCGCCTTACGTTCTGCCGGGGACATTTTCTTGGTCAGCTTGTCAAAGTCATTCGCCGTCACCCGCGACGAAAACAGCTGCTTTTGCGTGTTTCCAAAAGCCGCTTCCGCCGACAGATAGTCGCCTGCCTCGCGTACCGCCGAAACGTAAGCCGGATTGCGGTTGTTTTCCTCGGCGAGGCGGAACATTTCCTGCCGAAGCTCGCGGCGCGTGTCTAACAGATCGATCACCGGACCAGAACGCGGCAGAGTTTTTGTCACCGGATCTCGGAAGGCTTCGATCTGGCGATCCAGCCCGCGCACAACATAGTCAAGGCTTTGCGTCGTCGGCTGGCGTTCATAGACCGGCGAGCCAACAGGCTCTGGCCGCCCCTGATAAACGCCCTCCAAATCATCGCCGACCGAATTGCGCCAATCGGCATCGTCAGCCATCCGCATCCGGTCAACGGCGCCCTGGTCAGGCGGTCGCGCAAAGCGACGCTTGCCCGCCAAGTTGTCGTCAATGGCGCGCAGCAGATCATCACCCGTCACGGCCTGCATGTTCCCGCCGCCTTCCATTGACGGGGGAGCCACGTCCGGGAAGTAACCGGCGTCATAGGCGCGTTGGGCCGCTTCCTCCAGCGAGACGCCTTGCGGGTTGACCAGCTTGCGGCGGAACGGTGAATCCCTATGCCAGCGGTCAGCATCACGGGCCACCAGCTCGCCGCCGTCGTCGCGGATGCCGCCCAGCTTGGAAACAAACGTGGTCAGGTCATCCCCTTGCGACGGCGCCCTTTGCGGGGCACGAGGCGCCGCGGCACGCGCGGGCGCATCGAACGGCGTCAGGTCGCTCGCCCATTCCGCTGCGTCGTCCGCAAAGACGATGCCCAGCGTGTCAGGATCAAGGTCCTGGTTACGCATCATGTTGCGCGACGTTTGAATTGCCGACCGAGCCGCAGGACGCTGCAAAATGCGGTCGATTGCAGGGCTTACCATCGGTGTCGTGTTTGAAAACGCCTCGTCATAGAGCGGCTTGGCCGCCCTTTGGCCGCGACTGACAAGGTTGTCAATCTGGCCTTGCGCTGACCCCGGAGCGACCCCAGTGGCCCCTTCAATGGCGTTCAGCATCCGCTCTGGACGGTCAATGGCCCGCGCATAAAGGCGACCGCTCAGCGCGTCCGCTGTTGCGCCCTCGCGCCTTGCCAGCGCGCCAAGCGCAACTTGGCCACGCCGCCCCATTACCTCGCCAGCCAGCACCGGGCCGCCAATCGGCGACACCGGCGGAATCTCGCCTTGCTTGGCAACGTACTGCAAGGCCCGCTTGGCCACATCGTCCGGCACGTCCGGGATAAGCCCGCCAACCGGCGCGGGAGGCTTGCGCGTAAACGGTATGCGACCACCGCCCGCCAAATAGCCCGCCCCGGTGCCCAGCGAAGCCCCAACCATCGCATTAAACACGCCTTGATTGCCACGCTCCCGCAGCGTGCCGCGATCAAGCACGCCAGACGCATAACCTTGAGCCGCCGCGTTCACGCCACCCGTAAGGGCCGCAGCGCCAACACGACCAGCCGCCGCCGCTTGAATAACCGGGGCGCCTGGAACAATGGCCGTCGCCGCTGTCCCCGCCCCTTGAGCCGCGCCAGCCACCAAAGGCCGTCGCGCGCGGAAGTCATCTTCGACCCGCCGCGTAGTTCTCATGTTGCGATCGAATGCGTCGCCGACGCCCCGGATAAGCGGCGACAGGCCAACGGGCGATTGACCCGGCCCAACGCGCGGCTTGACCTTGCCGGTCACAAGATCCGCAACCGTCCCCAGCCCGGCGGTAAACTCATCGCCGATCAGCAGGCCGCGATTGAGGTTGGCCGCAAAGCCCGCCGCTTCGTCCAAGAGGGATTTGCGTGGCGGTGCAGCCTTGGCCCTAGCAGGCGGGACACGCTTTGCGGGCGCAGCGGTCGCCTCCTGAGCGCCACGGATTGCCGTAGCCTCGTCAGGCGCCTCGATACGCACTTTGCGCCCCTCAGGCGTCTGGATCGTGTAAATGGGCATCTATTCCACCGACAGGATGCGATAGCGTTTGGACGGCGCGGCAGGCTCAGCGGGAGCGGGCTTGCGAGGCGGAGCGGCGGGCCGGGGACGCGATTGAGATTGCAACCACGCTTGTTCTGCCCCCGCCAGCGTGCCGCGCTCAGACGCCCATCGGTCAAGAAAAACAGCGTACTCTTGGCGCCGCGCCGCGTCGGCCCGCGCTTGCCGCGCAATCGCCGAGTTAGCCGGGCCGGGCTTGTCCAGCCCCGGCACCGCTTGCAAAAACAGAGAAAGGTCTTTGTTTGATGTTTCTCCCGAACCGGGCACGCGCTGTTGCGGAGCCATGCGGGCGGTAAGCGCATTCAGCTGGCTAATGTCAGAATCAAACGGCCCTGCCAACTTTCCAATCCCTGGAATGGCCCACAGCCCTCCAGTGTTTTGACGCCGGTTGATGTCGACAAATTGCTCAGCCGTCCGCGCCGCTTCATCCGCCCCAGAAGCGGCCTCACGGGCTTTGCGAAGCGCAATTTGCTCTTGAGCAGAAAGCGTTTTTGGCTTGGCAGGCGCCGCCCCGCCCTTGGCGGCTTGATATGCCGCCAAAAGCTGTTCATTCGTCATGCGTGACAGGTCGGTCATGGGATCAGCTTCCTCCGGCGAAGCTCGGCCTCGATAGCGGTCTTAGCGGGAGAAGTTCCGGCGGCAGCGGGGGCCGGGCGACCGCGACCACCGCCGACACGCGGGGGGGCGAAGACCTTGGGGGCGGCGCCAAAGTTAGCGACCTTTTTCCACTCGCCGTCGTTGCCCCGCTCGTAAATGCCGTCAGGCCCTTCAATGCGCTCGGGCGCCTTCGGGGCCGGTCCAGGGTAGGACGTGGCCTTGGTCCAGCCACTATCGCCCCGCTCGTAAATGCCGTCAGGCCCTTCGATGTAGGCGGGGGCTTCCGGCTTTTGTGGCATCCCGTAACTTCTCGCCCACGCTTCCGGCGACACGTCGAAAAGCGACCGTTGCTCTAGCGGCAGGTTGTCCCGAATCTGGCCAATGCGCTCTTGCTCGCCGCGCTCGGCAAACATCTTGCGGGCCGCGTCAAGGTTCCCCTGACCCCCGCCCATGTCCTGCAATCCAGCGCCGATGATGTACGCCTTGTCTTGCCACGAGCGTTTGGGCACGCGCTTGCCGCCTGACGGGTCCACACGCGGCGGGACGCCGGGGGCCTGCGGTTGATTTTGCTGCGGCATAAAGCCCGACAGCATGTTCCTAAAGTTCATCACAGCGCCCCGTAATTGACCTGGAGATAACCGGACGGATGCACGCTCACGGCCCCGGTGTGCATGACCTCTTGCGCCATCACGCCCTCCCGAACCGTGCCGGGCTCATCCCAGACGTAGCGATAGCGATACCAGTTATGTTCGCCGCGCTTGCCGATGGGTTCGATGTCGGTTTTGACCCGAATGTCAGACGCCGCGACCATCGCAGCGGTTTGCAGCGCCTGCCCAATAAGCTGGGCCGGAGCCTGCGAATTGACCTGCGTCCCTTGGGTTGAGGCCCCCGCGTACAGGTTCGGGATCGTACCCAGCAGCCCTTGCGTCTGCGCGATCTGGTTCTGGCCATACTGCTGTTGCAGCAGGTATTGCTGATACAGCCGGTCAAGGCTGGCCTGATCAAGCTGTTGAGCCTGCGAGCCGAAGGCGTTCAGCGCGTTGACCGCGTTCAGGTTCATGCCCTGTTGTTGCTGGCCGATGTTGCCGAGCAAGCCCGCCGCCTGGAGGTTCTGCGAGTTGTTTTGCAGGAAGTTGTTCGCGTTGGCGAGGGCCGCCTGTTGTGCAAGCGTGGCGTTGGTATTGAACGCCGTGTTGCGCGCATCCGCCCCGAACCGGGCCGCGTCCGCCATTTGACCGGCGTTGAACTGCCCGGCGCTCTGCAACAGCCCGGCGTTGAACTCTTGCCGGGAATTGGCCGCCGCAGCGTTCTGGCCGGCCGCTTGATTGAACGCTCCGGCCCCGAACTCAGCCGCACGGTTGCCCGCCGACAGGTTGGCCATGGTCATGTCCTGACCAAGCCCGGCGTTGAACTGATCGCGCGCGTTCAGGGCGGATTGATTGGCGAGGCTTGCGGTATTTTGAGCGCCCGCGCCGAATTGCGCCGCCTGATTGCTGGCGTCCATGTTGGCGAGGCCAAGCTGTTGCAGCAAGCCAGCGTTGAACTGGTTTCCGCTGTTGATCGCGCCCTGATTGGCAAGGCCAGCCTGTTGCGCCAGTCCGGTGTTGAACTCGTCGCGGCTGTTGAGCGCGTTTTGATTGGCGAGCCCAGCCTGTTGCAAAAGACCGGCGTTGAACTGGCCTTGATTGTTCATCGCCGATTGATTGGCGAGACCCGCCGTGTTCTGCGCCCCGGCTCCGAACTGCGCCGCCTGATTGAACGCCCCCGCCCCAAACTCAGCGGCCCGGTTTCCGGCATCCGCGCGGAACTGCCCCGCCGTGTTGACCGCGCCTTGATTGGCGAGCCCGGCCTGTTGCAGGAGCCCCGCGTTGAATTGGTTTTGGTTGTTGAGGGCCGCTTGATTGGCGAGCCCGAACTGCCCGAGAAGCCCGGCGTTGAACTCCTCGCGGCTGTTGGCAGCGCCTTGATTGGCAAGGCCCGCTTGCTGCATTAGCCCCGCGTCAAACTGACGTTGGCTGTTAAGCGCCGACTGATTGGCGAGGCCCGCTGTGTTCTGCGCAGCCGCGCCAAACTGGCCAGCGTCGTTTGCGGCGCCCTGATTGGCAAGGCCAGCTTGCTGCATCAGGCCCGCGTCAAACTGGCGTTGACTGTTGAGGGCGCCCTGATTGGCGAGGTTGGCCTGTTGCGTAAACCCGGCGTTCTGCCCCGCGATGGACATATCCGCGCCCTGGTTCGCCATCCCCGCTTGCAAGCGGTTGCCCACGTCCTGACCCGACAGGCCCGCCGCCGTGTTGAACCCTTGCGCCCGCATTGCAGCCGACAGATTGCCGCTTTCGCGCAGAAACGCCTCGTTCGTCAGGCTATCGGCGACGCCTTGCCGAGACCCACCAAACGCCCCGGCCTGCGTAAAGCCGCCAGCGGCGTTATTGATCGACCGCTGACGTTGCAGGTTCAGATCGCTCAGCGAGTTTTGAACGACCTGATCTTCAAAGGGGTTTCGATACAGCCCCATCCCCGAGGCGATAGTATCGGCGTCAACGTTACGCACAGCGCCACGGTTGACGCTTGCGGCCTGCGCCATTTCCGCCGGGCCAGCCTGCGCCGCCTGCATCATGGTCGGGTCATAACCCCGCGCGTTCATCATCGCCGCCGGGCCAGCCTGCGCCGCCTGCATCATGTAGGCGTTGCCAGCGGTCGGAGCCGTACCAAGCGCCGCCGGGCCAGCGGACGCGGCCCCCGTCATTGCCGGATCATAGCCCTGCGACTGGTAGCCTTGCGACTGATAGCCCTGCGCGTTGGCCAGCATTGCCGGGCCAGCCGACGCCGCGTTGAACATCGCAGCCGGGCCAGCTTGCGCGCCGCTCATCAGGGCGGTTTGCGCGGTCGGCGCCTGCCCCATCTGCGTGGCCTGATAGCCTTGGCCCATCGCCATAGCCGCAGGCCCGGCCTGCACCGACTGCCCCGTGATCGGCTGATAGCCTTGCGCCGTGACGTTGTTGGTTTGCCCGGCGTTGGCCGCTCGCATCGGTCGGAACCGGTAGCCTTGCGCTTGCGTGGCCGCAGGCGTGACCACCGGGGCCTGAGACCCCATCAGCCCGTAAGCGCCACGCGCCGCCGCGTTGGTCGCACGCTGTCCCGCGTTGACGTTCAGCAGGCCCCGCGCCGCTTGTTGGTCCGCGTTCATCGGCGCCGAAAGCTGCCCCTCATACGGGGTAAACGGCCTGTTGATCAGCCCCTGCATGTTGTTGAACGCAGGGTTAAACAGCGCCGCCGTTTGCGGGTTCGATGACGTCGAAGATGTCGTCTTTGTCTTCGACTTGAACAGATTGCTCATTCGATATTCTCCGCGAGCGCAACGCCCACTACTTTCCAGCCGAGAGCCTTTTCCCAGCCCCGACGTCCGACCAATGCCTTGCGCGTGCAGCCTTGAGCCTTGCCCCAGGCTGTTATCCCGTCCTCGTGCGAGAGGATCTCCGTCAGGTCGCCACCGGCCAGCCAGAAAAACAGCGTCCGCCCCGCGTCCTCGTCGATGAACTGCGTAACCAGCGCCGACCGCTCAAACAGCCACAGATGCGCCTCGCCCGCTTCGATCTGGGCAATGACGCTTTCATAGGTCCAGCGGTCGCCGCCATCGCGTAGGGCGGCCTCAATCCACTCTCTCAAAGGGCGGTCAATGCCAGCGCGCCGCTTGTCACCGCGACCGCGTAGCGCGTGCCCGTGACCGTATCGACGAAGATCACACGGCAGCCCTTGCCAACCTCGATATCCCGCCCGCGCTTGTGATTGGCGTCATCCTGTTGCGCGAGCTGAGACCGGAACAGCGCCTCGTTCTGCCGGTCATACGTCCCCGGCGCCTGCGGAAAGTTCATCGCTTGCTCATCGGCTTGACGTCGAATTGATAGACCCCGGCCCGTGCATCGCTTGGCGTCACGAAGCTGATCTGCATCTCAATGTCCCGGCCCGAAAACAGGCAGTCCACCGGGCTTGTCGAGATGGTGTAAGGACCAAACGTCTCTGTTGTCCCGTTGGGCCACGGCTTGGCGTAGAACGTCACCTGACTATCGCCGACGGTCGCTTCGTCAGGCACAAAGCCCCGAATGAGCGAGCGCCGATCTGAGCCGCCACCCTCGCCCGGCCACTCAAACGGCCCCGTGCGCGCGTACGGCGTCGCACCCGACCATGACCAGCCGAACTCGTGCGTGTAGATGGCCCCAGAGCCGTCAACACAGATGGGATAGGTAAACACCCCGGCAGGTGCGCCGCAGGTCCGTGAGAGCGTCCCTACGTCCCAGGCGTTGGTCCGGTAGCTCCATTTGACGTACCGGTCATTCTCAGTCGAAGCCCCGGACGGATAAAACCACCAGACTTCAGAGAATTGCGTGTTGTGCCACGCCGAGACCTTGGAGATAGCCGCCGCCGAAATGTCGGAAAACACGTAGTCGGCCACCTCGCAAGGAAGCTGCGATACCCCGCCGTCGTAGATGTAGAAGTTGTCCTGCCCCATCCACACCGCGCGGCTATCGAGCCCGACCGCCGCGCCCTTGGCGACAATGCCGCAGTTATCGCCGACCTTGGTAAAGCCGTAGACGGTCGGCAGGCCCTGATAGTTCGCCAGCCAGACGTCCACATTGCTAAACAGCAGCGTTCCGCCCGCGACCCGCTGGCCGCAGACAAGCCGCCCCGCCGTATCAAGCTCCTGGTCCCCGGCCTGATCGGTCGCACCCGCCGTCCAGTCGGTGTTGACCCCTTGGTCACACCAATGAACCGTCCGGTTCTTGAGCGCGAAGATGAACCGCTCTGCCGTGACCACCAGTCCCGTGCAGCCGGTCGGAGCGCCGGAGATCACCGCAGCGTCAGACGCCGTGTTCAGTTGCCATTCGTACAGCTTGCCGTCGCCGTCCATGCACCCGACAAGGTATTGACCCCAGGTATCGAGAGACCAGACCGAAGCGGGCGTATAGGTGCCGGTATCAGGCCGGGGCGTGCCATAGGTCCCGGCGCCATAGGCCCCGCCGCCATAGCCCGTCGTTGAACCTGCATCCGCAGAGCCCGCCGTGAATCCGGTTGGCGTGATGTCCGTGATCGTGCCATCGGCAGACATGACGTACAGGCCCGAGTGCGTGCCCACGCCAAGCCATCGGTTGCCATTGGTGGCCACCCACGGCAGGCAGGCGCGAGCCTTGCCCGTGACCGTGCTTGCGGTCGCTGCCGCCCATCCGCCGACCGGCTGGAGGTTGTTGCCATCAGGCCAGCGGATAAGGTTCCCGGCCCGCCATCGATTCTTGGCCTGCCTTGCCGTGCCGTTGGCCATCAGCCCCGGCGGCAAGTCAATGTTGACCAGCATTACAGCACGCGGTCGTAAACGATGACGGTGAACCAGCTTGGTTCGGTTAGTGCGTTGGAGGAGTTGTAAAACCGCAGCTCGCCCGCTGTCGTGGTTTGCGCGCCCGGCGTAGCCTCGACCTGCAAAATCGTTGAGTTCGAGCCCGTCGTCGCGTCAAGGGTCCAATCATAGGCATCAGTCGCCGCAGACCGCGCCACCGTATAGCGACCGGTATTGGTTCGCGTCACGCCAGTGATAACGCCTGACGTCCACGACACAGTAAGGACGGCGCCCGACACCGTGCAGCGCGCCATCCCCGCAATACAGGCCCCCGGCTTGATCGCGGCATTAGCCCCGCCGATCCGCGCCGACAGGGCCGACGACGTGACCCACACGTCACCATTGTTCGGACTGGTCGGAGCCGTGCCAGCCGGGACGTTGAACCCCGCCGCGCCCGTTCCAGAGGCCACCGTGATAAGCGGCCCGGTGAACGTGCCACCGGCCAGCGAGGCCAGTTGATGCGTCGTGCCGTTCAGGCGAACGAAAAACCCCGCCGTCGTGGTCCATGCGTCGCCGTTGGTGATGTTCGTGGTCGGAGCCGCGCCATGCGGGTAACGGAACGAAGCATAGCCCGCACCGCCAGCCGCAGGCGTTGTGCCGACCAATACGCCGGTCATGGTAGAACCGGCCTTGTCCACCTTGCCGAAGACGATCGTATCGATGCCGTCCAGATCGGTGTTGATCTTCGTGCCCCAGGTATCGCTGGAAGCGCCAACTTCGGGCTTGGTCCAGCTATAGTTCGTTGTGACCGAATCCGGCAAAGTTACCTCCCATGAGGTGACGCGCGCGAGGGCGCGTTGTTGCAGTCAGGTTGTGCGGAGAGCGGCTAGGCCGCGTCGTCGATCCAGTAGTCAGCCAACAGCACCCGCGCCGTGGCCTCGTCGGGGAACTTCAGCCACCCGGTTGAGCCGCCCGCGAAGATGCGAACCGGGTTTTCAGGGATCACCGCGTAGAACGCTAGCTCCTCAGTCACGAGCCAGGGGGCGACGTTCAGGTGATAGCCTTCAATGGTCCCGGTGACAGGGCGGACGCCATCAGCGTCGGGCTCGCCGTAGGTGTAGACGGTAATCGGCCCATCGATCAGCGCAGGATTCCAGCTCATGTCGTGAGGCTTTGCAGTTGGGCATCCGGCAGGGCGCGGTTGTAAATGCGGATGCGGGAGATGGTGCCGTTTGCCGAAGCGGTCCCGGTGCTAGACGAACCGATATGCAGGTTCACAAGCCCGGTCGGCATGGTCGCGCTAGTGTCGGCAGTTCCCAGCGTCCCTGACGCCGCGAGATTAACGTTATTCGTCTCAAAACGAGAGGCCATTGACCACTGTTGACCGACCGTGACTGCCGACCCGGCAGGAACGTCAGCCTCCGCAGCGCCGCCCGCTCTAACGTAAGCGCGCCGGATAGATACGCCTGACAGATAATTTAGAAGCTCACGGCTTCCCGAACCGGCGTCGATCAGAGAAAGGTATCGAGTTGCGGTGCTTACCAGCGCCATTGCAAAGCCCGTTACCATCGTCAGCGGGGCCGCAAGCGTCAGCCCCGTCACCGCCGCAACATCCGCCGCCCGCGTTACCGCCGCTGTTGTGGTTGGGATGGGGGAGGATGCGCCTTGGCCGAGTTCGAGCTGGGCTTGCCAGATAAATAGGCCGCTCGTGCCGTTGCCGGTATAACTGGAAACGCCGTCACTGGGAGCAAGGCCGATAATGGGCTGACCGCTGCCTGCTAGGGCCGCGTCTATGGTAGCGATGCAACGATACCAGCCGTTGCCCACGTTCTGAATAGAAGCGGTCCAGCCCGGTTCCGCCGTGCCCACTGTCCCGGCGCTGACGTTGAACCAAACGTGCGGCGTACCCCCAGTGCTGCGGTCAAGTCGAAGGTAAAGCCATGAGCGCGTGTCCGCCTTGGCGAATACAGAATATGTCCACGGCACGGCGGTTGTCGTGGCCGCGCCGAATACGCGGTGCGTGTTGGACGCCGTAGCGTCTTCTACCAGCTTGTCAGCGTTGCTCGTGCCGTCCGGTGAGGTCGTGGCGTTGACGGTGACGGATGCGCGATTGGCCGCCCACGTAGTCGCAAAATCCTGCGACTGCACAAGACTATTAGTCCGCGCTTCCTCCACGAGGATGCCCTGAGAGGCCAGCGTTACCGGGTCGTAAACGAGGCGAGGGCCGTAGTAGGCCGCCGTGGTCGTCGGGTAGTAGGTGCTGGGGGTCGTCTGGTAGGTGACGGCTTCGAGTTGAGCGCCCCACATATACAATCCGCTTGTGCCATTGCCGACGTAGCTAACTGACCCAGCCTCTGCCATGTAGATGCGGATACGGTTACCCGGGGTAGCCAGCATCGCCATTGAGCAGCGATACCAGCCGTCGCCAACAGGCGTGATCGTCGCAGTCGCACCCGTCCCCACATCCCCCAGCTCGCCCGTCGCGAGGTTGAAGTAGCATAGGCGAACTGACGCCGCAGGGTCTGCGAACCCAAGCGCAGCCCAAGTCCGCGCGCCCGCCTTGAGGTACGCGCTCCAGACATAATAGCCCGGCGCAAGCGTAATGCCTTGGTTAAGCTGATGGCTTGACCCCGTGTCTTCCGTCAGCAAATTGGCGGTCGCCGTGCCGTCAGGGGCGGTCGCCGCGTTCGCGGTAGCCGTCAGGCCCGATTGCGTCCAAGTCGTCGTCGCTGTCTGCGACTGCAAGCACAGATTATTCGGCCCATAGACCAGCTTGCCCGTCGCATCGTAGCCCATAGCGAGGGACGCACGCGTGAACGTAAAGCCGGGCAGTCGCGTAATGTCGCTCACCGACTGGCCAGCAAGCCCAAATGATCCGCCCGCGAAGTTCAGATCGGCGTAAGGCCGCTGCGATCCGAAAACCGGGATGATGCTCGCGGGTGTCAAGGACGGATGCCCTCGATATCAACCGTGAACACCTCAGCCGAGGCAGGCGTGTAAGCCGCCGTTGCCTGGATCGCGATGTAGATGGTCGTGTCGTCCTGCGGGGCGATGGTGATCGATCCCGACGACGGGTTGGCCATGCCGTAGGCGCCAGCCGTAGCCGACGCGCGATCCATGGTCACGTCAACGAACCCGCAATGCCCGGCGAGGTTCGTCACAGCCAGCGCGCCAATAGCCCCGCCCGCGCCGTTGTCGCCCACGGTCCACGTCGGGAGCCGGTCGAAGAAATGCACCCGGAAACTGGCGTTGGTCAGCGAGATCGACGACTTGCGCAGCCGGATCCGATCCATGCGGAACGCATCGCCCTTCATGGCCACGGCGTTCACAATCGCAGGCGAGTTGACCGCCACAACAGCCGTCTGACGCGCCACCAGATCGTTAGCCGTGTACGCCGTCGTATCGGCAGGGCGTGTGAGAACAGCGGTAAGAACCGCCACCCCTTGAGGAGAGTGAGACATTTAGAGCCCCGTCGTGATGTTGAAGTAGCCCCGCCGCGTCGGGATGATGTCGTTTGCGGTGAATTGCGGCGTGAACATCACGCCCTGACGCCGCCGCTCAGAGGCGATCAGCCCCGCCAACGCCGTCTGATAAAGCTGTTGCCAAAGCCCGACCCGCTCATCGTCCACCAGGTACGGCGCCGCCTGCAAGAGCGAGCCGTAAAGGTAGACGTTGGGATAGTTGGCCAAAACCCAATTGGATGCGTTGCTATCGCTCAGGGCCGGAATCGCGGCGTAGTAGGCAAGCTCGCCCGTGTACGCCTGATCGGGAACCGGCGAGTAACGGAAGTCATCGCCGACCATCGCAAACGAGCGCGGGAACGCCGCCTGAATGTCCGTCGTCGCACGCAGGAACGCGAGGCTTTCCGGCGTCACGTTGTCGAGCGGATAAATGTCCGTGTTCGTGGTCAGCGTCAGAGACACGATGCCGACCATATCGGACGGAACCGCCTCATATTCCGCATCAACGGTGATCGCGAGCCGCGTCATCATGCGGGGGGATTTGATAGCCTCCGGCCCGGTCCCAAACGCCTTTTCGGCGAGCGTGATGAAGTCGGGAACCACCGCCGTCAGGTCAGTGCGGTGCAGCCATGACGCTATGGACGTCTTAAGCTCGCTGTAGGTCGTCAGCGCCATGTCAGGCTCCCGCGAACGGGGGGAAGGTTGCCCCTCCCCCCTTGCCGCTTACTAAGGCGCAATGAGGCCCTTGAGCTTCAGGTGCGCATCAACAGCCCGAATCCAGGTGACGATAGCGTCGGCCTGGGCCTGGCTATAGCCAAACGGGGTCGAGCTGGTCGCGGCGGTCGCAGCCGGAGCCGTGGTGGCGGCCATCTGCGCGATGGGGGTGGCGCCGTGCAGACCGATAAGGTCCGTGGCGCTTTGACCCAGCGAAGTGCCGTCCGGGTTGCCGTCAGAGAGTTGCTTAACAGGCATTGTGTGACCTCCTTAGACCGAAGCCGAGTTGGCGAGACGGGTGGCCAGTTGAGCGCGAAGCGTCTTGTAGCCGTAGAGGACGTCGAGACGACACGGGAACTGGTCGTTGTTGATGTCGTACTGACGAACGACGCGCATCGAAATGCCGTCGTAGACTTCGCGCGCGGCGAAATCGACGCCCTTGGGCATCACAAGGTCAGCGGTCGCGAAGGTGAACGCATCCTTGTGATACATCATCGACTGCCCGTAGTTGGTCGAAGCCGTGCCGGAGATGGTCACGGCCGCGTCAGCTTGCGGGAAGGCCGAGATGTTTTGCGCGGCGCCGGTCGTGGTCATCGCCGGGGAGACGCTGATGGTGCCAGCGCCGCCGCTGTAGTCCGACGTAACCACGAACTGTTGCAGGATGCCGGTCGAGACCTTCGTTTCAGGGTGAACAGAGAACACCGACCCGAAGGTGATGATCTCGCCCGCCTTGATCGCGCCGGTGCCGGTCTTCAGGACAACCGAAGTCGCCCCTTGCGCCGACACCGTAGTGGTCACCGCGTAGCTGGCATTGCCCGCGCCGCGCTCTTGCGTGGAGAGATGGGTGCTTTCGGCGAACTCAAAGCCCGAAGCGTAGCCCATGTAGCCTTCGCGGTACTGCTTCCCAAGCTCGCGACCGTCTTGGAACAGACCCTTGAGGGCGTCCACCAGGCGGGCGTTGTCGAGGGTGTTCAGCAGGGCCGTGCGGCCACCAGCCGGGGTAAGGCCGTCTTCCAGCTTCTTGCGGCCTTCCAGAACCTTCGCGAAGGTGATGGCGGCAGCGGTGTTGTCCACCTGGTTGTAAACGTCCTTGCGCATGTTCAGGGCGTCGCTCTCAATCGCAGCCGCGAGAACCGCCATAGCGGGCTCCAGGATGCGCTTGGAGAAGTCGTCCAGAGACAGGGTCAGGTCAGCCGAGGTAAACCCAAGGTCAACACCCTTTTGGGTGGCGACTTGCAGCGTGACGCTGGTTTCGTTGGTGTCCTGCACGTCCATCACACGGCCCGTACGGACGGTGTATTGGTTCGGCAGGCGGATCTTCAGGCTATCGCCGATCTTGGCGCCGGACTTGGCGAAGCTGGAGTCGTACTGACGGTTGATGCTGCCGATAAAGGTCAGCTTCTGGTGCAGCACGCGGAGGGCTTCGCGAGTGACGGCGGTCGGCGTCAGAAGCGCATTGCTCATGACGAGTTCCTTTTATGGGAGGGGGTTTAACCGCGCTTTCGGGCGGCCTGTGCTTGTCGGGCCTTCATCCAGGCATCAACGCTCGCCCGGTCATCCAGCCTGCCGGACGGGGCGCTATTTGCGCCGCGCACCTTTTGCGCCGGTTGCACCGATTGAGCCTTGAGGCCCTGTTGAACGGCCTTGTTCGTCTTCGCGCCCTTTTCCAGCTCCATGAGCCGGTGCATGGCCACGATGAAACGCGCGTCAGTGACTTGGTTCAGCTCTTGCGGGCTGTAACCAAACTGCGTTCCAAACTGGATCAGCTTGCCAGCCAGATCAGGGGTAAGGGCGATGTTGTTTGCTTCAAGGTAAGCCATGCTTTCCTGTGCCTGGCGTGCGCTTTCGCGTGCCGCGACCAGTGAGGCTTCCTGTTGCGCCGATTGGACATACTGCCCAGCCTCGGCGCGGGCTTCCTTCAAGGCTTGATGCTTGCGAAGGGCGCTTTGGAGCGCAAGGGCATCCTCTTGCGCCTGATCGTACTGCCCGGCAGCACGAAAAGCGGAGACCCGTTGTTCCCAGCCGTCCCAATCAATCGTCTCATAGTCCGCAAGTTGCTGCTCGACCATGACCACGCGGGCCTTGGCCTGCACGATCTGTTCGGACACCTGAGACTGTTGGGCCAGCCTTTCGCCCAATTCCCGGCGCTGTTCAGCGATCTCTTGCGTTTTGCGGGTGTAGTCCGCCTGCATCAGGAACGCGCCCTTGAGCGCCTTCGGAATGCGGTGCTTTACCCCGTCTAGGTCAACCTCTTCGGTATCGTCCTCAGGCTCTGCCTCGTCGGCGTCGCCGTCAAACTCAACGTCCAGATCGTCCTGCACGTCCTCGACTTCCGGGGCTTCCGCTTCCGGATTGGTCTCGTTTTCCATGGTGTCCCTTTGGGGGTTAGATCAGGGGCTGCGCTGTGGCTTGGCCCAATGCGGTCATCCGCATTTCTTGTTCGACCCTTGCGCGGTCGGTCTCAGCCTCAAAACGCTTGGTCTGGGCTTCGAATTGTTTCACCTGAAGTTCCGCCGCCTTCAGCGACTGGTCCGACTTCATGGCCTCGTTTTCCGCCTGGAGCTGGCCGATCATGGCCTGACCTTGCTGAATCTGCTGTTGCAGTTCCGGCGGGATGCCTTGCTGTTGGCCTTGCGGGTTCAGCGCGGCGAGGCGCTTGGCCACTTCCTCGTGTTCCGGCCAGTCCATTGACTTGGCGATCAGGTCGCCCAGCAGCGGAGCGGCTTGCGGGAACGCCTGTATCAGCGCCGTCATCTGTTCGGCGGCTTCCTCGCGGCGTGACGTGTAGGACGGGCCGGCAGCGACGATCAGGTCGTACTTGCCAGCGTCCAGCGCGTACACCGCCGGGATAGGCCGCCCCTCGCCGTCAACAACCGGCTGGCCCTTTTCGTCCAGCGCCTGCGTTTCCTGGTTCACCGGCACATTGCGGGGCGAGCCGTCAACGCCCATCACGCGGATGATACGCTCCGTCGAGTACACATGCGGAATCAGGTCAATCAGGATGCGCCCGGCGTGGCGAATGGCCCGGCTCAAATTGTCCACGAAGTGGAACGTGGACACGTCCCCTTCCCGCTGGCGAGCCATGATCGCCCGCCCGCTGGTCTCGTTAGACCGGGCGCCGAGCGAGGCGTCATAGATGCCAAGGATCGCCTTCATCTCGTCGGACGTAGACAGCGCCTCTTGCAGCGCGCCAGCCGGAACGCCAGCGAAGCCTTGACGCTGCGGAGCCTCCGGCCCGTCATACTCGATGAAGGCGTGCGTCGCGCTATTGGCGGTTTCCCACTTGCCGCGCTCGGTCTCAAACGCACCGACACGCCCGATAAACGGCGCCTTGGGGGCAAGGGCTACCAGCTCCGTCGCCATCGTGCGCCAATAGTTATACATCCGCTGTGCATCTTTGGCGTCGCGGATAAGCGAGCGGAAATGCCGCTTGCCCTCAACGTTTACCTCGTCACCGTAAACCGGGACGATGGGGATATACTTGCCCGGCCACTCGACCGTAGACAGAACCTCCGCCCCGGTCATGGTGTATTGCGTGACCTTATAGCCCTCGATCTCACGAGGCGAGCCGACCACCGCAATTCCCTCAGCCTCAAACGTCGCCTGGTGCGTCGCGTAGACCTTGGCGTCGATAACCTCGCCGTTGGAGAGGAGGAGGATCTGCTTCTTTACCTTGTCGCGCTTCCACCACTCGGCGATCAGCACGCTATCGTCAGAGATCCACGGATCGCGCAAACTGGAATAGGGCTCGTCGTTCCAGTTGACCGCCTCGGCGCCCTTGTACTCGCGTTCGAACACCGACTTCTTGATGACGTCGATGATAAAGGCGCTATTCCAGTCGCTGCTATCAGCCGCCGTGGAATAGGGATCGCCATAGACCGCCAGCGGGTTAGCGATCCGCTCAACGCACAAATCCTGGTCGAACGTGTCGCCGGTCGCGTACTTGGTGTTGATCCTAAAGAACCCGTACCCACCCGTTACCGCGCACTCCATCGCGGTATCGTACGCAACGTCAGCGTCTGACGTGTACTCAATGTTGCGGATAAGATCGCTGTAGATGTCCGCGACAGCCGGATCGGCGTCGCTATCCGCCGGGTGAACCTTAATGCTAGGCTTGTTCTGCCGGGCATCGTTGACCACCTGCCGGATAAACGCGGGCAGCTTGTTAACGGTCAGGACCGGGCGCTGTTCAAGCTCGCGCTGTTGCTTTACGCGCTCGTCCCATTGCTCGCCAAGCCGGGCAAACTTGACGTCATCCAGCCACAGTTCGCGGTTGTCGTTTTCGGCGTCGCGCGCCTGTTCAAACGCCTCGCGGGCCTGGTCTAGAATATCGTCAGACACTAGCCCATCCATCCGTAAGAGCCGACCTGCGATTGAGGGCGAGGCCGCTTGATCATCGGTTCTTCATAAGCGACGCAGCCAAGCCCAAAGGCGTCGGCGCCGTGCGACGACCAATCGTGCTTTGGCCCCAAGCCAACGCCGGTCTTTTCGTGTTTCTGTTCGTGATAGGCTCCGAGCGCGTCCAGCCCGCCTTGGCAGGTGTCAGCGTTGAACCACATCGATGGGAACAAGCGCCGCCCGGCCTCAATGCGAGCGGAAGCAGCGCCCTTGCCCTGGTTCGGGACCACTGTGACCGTGTAGCCCGCTGAACGCAGCGCGCTCTCATAAGAGACGTCGAAAACCTTGTCGTTGCTCGCCCCGTCGTGAGGCAGCCAGATTTGCGCGCGGTCGGGCGTATAGCCCTGCGCTCGCATCCAGTTGACGTGAGTGGCGAGCGGTTGGCCTTGCGCCTCGTAATAGTCGAGCCACCTGATCTCGCGACCAATGAACTGCGCCGCCCAAATGGTGAGGCTGTCCGCTCTCGCGCCCGTTCCGCCGATGTCGAAGAACAGCCGGATCGTCATAAGGGGGTCTGCGGCGACCTTGCCAATGCGGCCCTCTTTCTTGGCCTTGGTCAAATCGGCAGCGTAATACGCGCCCTCAGTCACCTTCTTGTATCCGCCGTCCCACACGTGCTCGTAATTGTCGGGCCGGTCGCGCTCATCGTCCCGGCGTTCTTGCTCTAGCTCAGCGGGAAACCACGGGTTATCCGACCAGTTGGCTTGAACGATCACGGCGCCGGTCGGCGGTGTCGGCCCACGCAGCAGCGCGTCAACCGGATCGGCCTTGCGGTTCGGGTTCCACGAGAACCACAGCTCAGACCCACTTTTGCGGATCGTCGGACGGAGAAGCGTTAGGCTGGCCTGGCTGAGAGACTGGGCCTCTTCGACCCACGCTATGTCGAAGCCTTCAAGCGACTTGATGCTTTCGGCGGTGTGGTCCTGCATCCCCTGAAAGACGATGACGCCGCCGTATGGCGCCTCAATGTGCGTGTTCAAGATCGTGAACCGATCCGACAGGCCCATTTTGGCAATCTTGCTCTCGACCAGCTTCTTGACCGATTGCGCCAGCGATTTTTGGATTTCGCGGATGCAAACAACGTCGGTCTTTTGCCTAGCGCAGCGCGCCACAAGCAATTCGGCAAAAAAGTGCGACTTGCCAGAGCCCCGCCCGCCGTGGGCGCCCTTGTAACGCGCCGGGGGCAGCAGCGGAGCAAAGACCCTTGGGCACTCAAGCTTTAGGGTCAACTATCACCCACTCGACAGGGATAGGGCCACCTTGGGGGCCGCTGTGTTCGTTCTGCACCTTGTCTTTCCACTCCTCGGGAGCGGCGTTCTTAAGGGCGAAGATATGCCCCGTGACCTTGGGTCCAGTCTCACCAGCGAGGAGCGTAGTTTCGAGGCAGCGCGTGCGTGCGGCCTGGCCTCGCTTAACCGCTACGGAAAATTCCGGGTGGACGTTAGCCCATTCAACGAGCGTGTCGTGACAAACGCCGATCTCACCGGCAAACGCGGTCTTAGAATATCCCCGGCCCATAAACGCGACGGCTTGGTCACAATAGGCCGGATCGTACTTGGTCGGCCTTCCGGCTGGCATGGTCAGTCCTCTCGGGTTGCTGACAGGGTTTCCCAAGCTGGCCGTTGCCGCAGCGCAGTACACAGATGGGGTGTGGGGTGTCGCCCGCCGCTGACCGCCAAGGTGCAGATGCGTGATTGGGATGATCGGTACTGGGTCGGGCGATGGCGTTGCGCGTTGGCGCGAAACTCAACGGGGCTGCGCTACAGGCGCAAGACCCCGGATACCAAATGTATGGCTGATTCGGTGCGTCGGCGCAAGGGGTAGTGTCAGGGCGTCAGAGCGTCCAGCCCATCAGGCGGCAACGCGCCTTTGAGCATCATGTCTAGGGCTACGCTCATCGGGCCGCTAATCCGCGTCGTCCCGCGCTCATAGTCGCGGATGCTGGCGCCGGGGTCGCGACCGCCAAGGCGCAAGGCCCGGCCCATCTCAGCCATGCGGAGAGGACGGCCAAGGCCCCACATGTGGCCAAGGGTAGCGCGGGCGTCTCTAAGCTGGTCGCCGGTCAATTTCTGCCTCCGCGAGCCCGATAGCCCGATCAATCTCAGCGAGCCATATCCTGTATGGCTCAAACGGCTCCAGAGCCCCGGCAGGGCCGAGGCTCCGAACGTTGGACGCTGTGACCTTCAAGACCGACAGCATGGCGAGAAAGGCGGGGCTCATTGGCCCCGCAGCTCGTCGTATAGATCGGAAATCATTGCATCGATCTTGTCGGCGCCGAAGACGATCTTGAGGGCCTCAACCGGGCGATGGCCTTGGGCGACCAGAGCGAGAACCTTGAGGCTGAAAACTTGGTTGGCGGTCATTTGCTTTGTCCTAGCTGGTGGGGCGCTGCCCCGTTCGTGAGTTCAGTTATACAAGGATTATCGGTAGGCGCAAGCGGTTATCTGTACCAGACCCCGAAAAATCCCGATCTTTATGCGTATCACGCCGCCCTCGCCTTCCGTTCCCGCGCCGCATAGTCCAGCGCCTGCCATGCCAATACGAGGTTTTGACACGCCGCCCGCACAGCCGCCGCTTGCGCTTCCTTGCGGCTTTCGTCTGTGATCCGCTCCACGGTATCGCGCCAGCCCGACCCAAGCCGCGCGTTGGCCCCCGACATGAGCGCACACAGCAGCTCGGCGTCACGGCGCCCGCATTTGCCGAGAACGATCTGCAACAGCCGTGAGGCGTCAATCATCGCCTGGGTGATCTGTTCGGATGCGGTGGCGGTCGCCTTGTCTACCCGGTCCATGCTGATCTCGGGCCGTTCGTGACCGTAGGCGATGGCGATCAGGTTCTCCAGCCGTCGGGCGGCTTGAAGCTGTTGATCGGTGAGCGCGGCCTTGCCGGGCTTGCCGTCTTCCTGCGGCCCCTTGCGGGAGTGCAGCAGCGAGAACACGTCCAGCCGGTGAGCGGCTATGATGCGATATTCGTTGTCATGCACCACGCGGACGCCTTGGGCTTTTAGGGCGATAATCTGCGCTTTCCGGGCTTCGCGGTCGGCCAGGGCCTCGGCGGTGTCGGTCTTCTTGCGGCGGGGGGTGCGGGTCATCGAAGAAGGCTCCTCAGCCAGTTGGACGGGTGGACAAAGCCCTGCTCACGCATATGGCCTGCAATGGCGTCTATGGCCGCGAGGGCTAGGCGCTCGGCATCTAGATCAAGGCAGGCGTCGAAGGGGCGGGTCGTTACGCCCCGGCGCTGGTTGATGATCTCTGTGTCTAGGGCTTCAGAAATGCGTTGAACGATAGCCGGGGTAGGAGGGGTCATTTGCCGATCTCCATCGTTAGCGTTTCTACGTTCGGTCGCTTCACTGTTCTTAACCTTCTCTGTTCTGCTCTTGTGGTTGCTGGTTGAGAGAGTTGTTGTCCGGGCATAGGACGACCAGCCCCGACGCTTTTCAGCGCCAGAGCCGGTCCCATACCCTCGCGATCTTGCTGGCCGAGCCGAGCCGCCGCCTTGGGCCGAGCCGTGGGAGTGACTTCCCCGGATCGTTGAGAGCTACTTTCGACACCAACGTCACTGTGCCGGGAACCGCGCTTCTCTCTTTCGGACTGCGCTTCGCCTGGGGTTCCGCCCCGTGGTAGGCTTCCTGTGTCTGACGCCACTGTCTTGAATCCGTCCGTCAGACCGGCCCCGCGTAACTTGAAAGCGCGGGGTCTTTGGTTCATCCCAGCGCCTCCCGTAAGTGCAGGGCTACGGCCCGCAGGCCCTCGGTCGTATGCATGTCGTTGAAGTCGCCGAGCGCCGGAGGCTGGGTCCACTTGCGACCCGACCGGCGGGCGTAAAACTCGCCTGCGCCCTTGCCTTCCAAATGCTCGTTCGGGCCGTCGTGGTCGGCAGCGATCAGGGCGCCGGGGATAGCGGCGGCGACCTTCTCGACATTCGAGGCGCTGAAGGCGCTCAGGACCGTCGCGGAGACCCCCAGAAGCCGCAGGGCGGCCCTGACGCTCAACGCGGTGGCGATGCCCTCACAGACCCACGTCTGCGCCCCTGTGGCGATCCTGTAGGACGCGCCGGTCATGTGGCCGCGCAGGATGTTTTTCTTCGCCCCGTCCGGGGTGATGAATTGGACGGTCGTGATCTTCGAGCCGACACGACCGGGGATGACCAGGAACGGCCCCTCACCCGGCAGCGCCTTCGCCAGCGCCTCGCCGAAGCGACCGGCGGGGAAGTAGCGGGTCGGGTCTTCGCAGATCAGGCCGATCTGTTCAGGGAAGCCCTTGCGTTCAAGGTACGGGTGCTTGCCTTGGTCGCAGTCGCGCACGATGTCGGCGCAGATCCGCTCGACCATCTGCTGTTGAGCGTGGTTCTCGGCGTCCCGCAGCTTGCGGCGGCGCTCGGCCTCGGGGTCCACGCGATGCTCGCCTGCCCCGTTCATCGTGAACCGCTGACTCACGCCGGTTTGGTGGTTCCAGACCATGCCGCCGCGCTCGTCGTCAAAGATCAGGACGGCGGCGTCATCCTTGCCGTTGCGGCCCTTGGTGTCGGTGCGAACCCACTGGCCGGGCACGAGGCGGCGCTTGGGCGGATCAATGCCCACGGCCCCGCAGGCTTCGCGCAAAGCGTCGGTGAGGCTGGCAAAACTCATGCAGCCCTCCGCATCCGACTTGTCTTGCGGAACCGGGCAACCTCGCGCTCGACCAGGGCCAGCGCGTCCGCGCTCGGGGCGCCTGTTCGCATCCCGAACCAGCCGGGTTTAGCCCGCTCGCCCGGATAGATGCCGCACCACATTGCAAACGCCCTCTTACGGGCCTTGTCGCAGTCGCCTTCGCGGCTGTTGGCTATCGCGTAGTAGACGCAGGCGCTGTAGACGCCCCGAGGGTCTTTAAGGCACTCAGCGCGCAGCCCGGCTCGCGGCGTCATGCCCAGCCCACTGGGATCGAACTCCCGAAGCTCGCCCTCGACCGCGTGAATGTTGGACCGCGCCGGGCGCTCCCATCCGCAAGACATGCAGGTATTGCCGCGAAGGGCTCCCGAACACTCGGGACACACGACCTTTTCCCGGACCTGCTGATTGCGCTCGCGGGCGATGCTGTCGCGCTTCTCGGCCTTGTCCAGTTCCCCGGCGCCGTTCTCCCAGACGTCATACATATCCAGGGCGAAGCGTTCGATGTTGCCGGAGTGATCCAGCCAAAGGGCGCGCTTTTCCTCGCCGGGGATGGGCCGCATCACGCGCCCGATTTCCTGCATGTGGCTGGACAGGCTCTTGCGGTAGGGCTTGCAGGAGATGCCGATCAGGACGTCGGGAACATCGAAGCCCTTAGTCAGCACGCCGCACGAAACGAGGCCGTGGATGATACTGTCGGGCCTGCGGAACTCGCCGATCTTGGCCATCCGCTCATCGTCGTCGCGGTCGAGATAGCTGATCTGTTGGAAATTATAGCCGGCGGCATTGAAGGCGGCGCACAGCTCGCGGCCATGCTCAACGGTCGGGCTGAACACGATGGTTTTGGCCGGGCCGCCGAAGTGTTCGTGCGTCTTGCCGATCCACTCCTGGACGACATCGCCGACGATCTTGATCCCGGCTGAAGCGGCGCTTTCGTCGCTAAACTCGCCGAAGCTGTTGCGCCCGAACTCATCATCGCCGGGGCTTTTCGCGACGTAGATTTTAGGCTCAATCAGATAGCCGTCGTCGATCAGGCGGCGGGTCGGGATGACGTTGACCATGTCGTCCCAATGCTGCCCCATGCCCTTGGTGAACGGGGTCGCAGTCAGGCCGATCTTCACCGCGTTCGGGAAGCGGGCCATCAGGTCGAGCGTGGCCTTGTACTGGCAATGGGCCTCATCGACGACGATCAGGTCCGGGTCGCGCAGCAAGCCGCGCCGGGCGAGCGTCTGGGCAGAGCAGACCTGAATGTTCTCGCGCGGCGACCAGCGGCGGTGAATGCCTTGAATGACCCCGTGGCGGATGCCGTATTCGCTGAACACTTCGCTGGTCTGCTCGACCAGGGCCACGCGATCGACGATGAAAAGGGCGAAGCTGCCCTTGCGGTCGGCCTCCCGCAGCAGGCTCGCCGAGGTGAGCGTCTTGCCCGCCCCGGTCCCGGCGCAAAGGATCAAGCGACGGCTTCCGCTGCGGATCTTCTGGCGAAGCGCGTCGATAGCGTTCGCCTGATAGTCGCGCAAAACGATCTGTTTGGCGTCGGTGAGCGTCAGCATCCGGCGACCTCCGCATAAGCGGCGCGCTCGGCATCTTCGCGAGACATGCCGCCGTCGTATTCCATGATTGCGGCGCGCTCTTCGAACGTGTCGAGCAAGGGCCATACTTCGAGGCAGGCTTCGTTCCAGCGTGCCCGTATCCAAGTCAGGGCTTCGCTCGTCAGCCGTCCACGACGGAGGCTAAAGCGCCACTCATCACGAACGATGGCGCCGCCGTTGGCTTGAATGCGGGACAGGATGGTCATCCGAAGCTGACCTCCATGTTCTCCAGTTCTTTTGTCCGCGCCTCGGCCTTCTTCAGCCGGTTTTCCATCCGCTTGGTCGCGGCCATCGCCTCGTCTCTGGCGAACTTGGCGGCGCGAAGCTGGGATTGAAGGTTGCTAATGGTCTTGCCTTGGTCGCCTACCAGGGCCTCGGCCAGCTTGACGGCCATGTCGTCGCGTTCGGACTTGTAGCGGGCGGCGCGGGCCTTCTGATCGTTCAGGTCGGCGCGAAGGCCGATCACCTCGTCAATCAGGGCCTCTGTCGTCAGCTTCGCCAGCTTGCGGCGCTCGGGGTCGAGCGAAACCACGATCTCAGGCGGGGGAGCGGGCGGAAATTCGGCCTGGGCGCGCTCCCGCTTGACGGCCGCAATAGGCTTCCCGGTTTCGATAGCGGCCTGAAGCTCGGGATCGGCCTCGACCTCCTCCGCAAACTTGGCCGCGCGGCGCACGGTGGCTTCGGATACGCCATGCTCTTTGGCGAGGGTGTCGGCGGTCTTCTCGCCCGAGTGGTCATTTTGACCACTCGGGGCGTTCTGGACCAAATTGGCGGTCGGGTCGGCCTTCAGCCGGTTATACCGGCGCCCCAACAGCAGCTTGCGCGCGTCAGGGGTCAGATTGCGCCTGCCAAGCTGGTGGCAGTCCATCCAGTCTAGCGCGGCCTCGCGGGTCGGAAACTGCTTCTGAACGGTCTGGAACGGAATGCCGAGCCGCGTGCAGATGTCGAACCGATTGTGCCCGTCGATGATCACCCGGCCCCAAAGGGTCAACGGATCGCGGCAACCGTCCTCGAGAAGGTTCGCCTCTAGCTGCGCCAGCTCCTCGCCGGACAGAGCCGGAATATACTTGCGGAATTCGGGGTCTATGATGATGTCAGTCATGATTTCACTGGTCATGGGGTTCAATTTCGTTGCGCCTCGCGACCAGCGCGTCAGCGAGCCTGTAAGCGACCTCAGCCGCGGCCTTGCCGCCGTCGATTGCTGCCAAAACGCCGAGCCCATAGGCGACGTAGGCACAGGCCACGTTGCGGCGGTCCTCATCGGTGTTCGCGGCCAGCACGGCGTCAGCGATGGCGTTTCCGACGATCTTCATGCGGCCACCTGCCGAACGATCTTCACGCCAGAAGCACGCGCTTCGTATTGGCGGATGCCATAGAGGACCGTCGTGTGATCCAAGCCGAAATACCGGGCGATCTGCGTCAGCGTGTAGCGGCCAGTTTGATGGATCTTGGCCATCGCCTCTTGGCGCGGGTGAGCGATACGCTGTGCGCGGTTGCGGCTTTTCAGTTCGACCAAGGTCAGGCCGTTGGCCTGCGCGACCTCGGCGGCGATGTCGGCCATCCGCTTGACTGGCGCCGGTTGCCAGCCCGCCCCGAAAGTGTAGATGAAGCTCTCGTCAATCATGCCGCCCACTCCGACCGATAGACGGTGCGAGGCTGGCCGTTGATCCACACCACGACGGGGAACCCGCCTTCAGCGATGCAGGCCGCGACGTACTCGTCATCCCGATCCGGGGCCGGTGGCGCCCACGCGATGGCGTTTTCCGCCGCAGCCCTAGCGCCCTCGGCGTAAGCAGTTCGCGCCGCCTCTCGGTCGCGCCTGATGCCAATCACCGCTGCGTACTGTCGGATGGCGTCGCCCGTCACCTTCCAGCGCCGCGTCATGTCGGCGATCTGTTCAGGCGTCGCGGTCGGGTAGTGTTCAACCAGATAGGCGGTGTTCTCCGCCTTCCGGAGGATCGCTCGCATAGACAGGCTCATGACCGCACCTCGACAGTTCCGTTGAGTTTTTTGCGAAGACGGGTGTTAAAGCCGGCGCTCTTGATCGGCTGACGCTCGCGGCGGGTGCCGTTCTCGCGGGCCAAGATGCGCTTGACCTTGGCGCGCTTGCCGCTGTCTCCGGCGGTCTTGATCCGGTCGCAGTCACGGCAGAGGAAGCGAAGGTTCGCGTCCTCGTCAGCGCCGCCCATCCACAGCGGGATTTCGTGGTCAATGACCGTTCCCGCCATCGGAACCTTGACGCCACAGGCGCACCGGCCATTGCAGGCAAGGTAAAGACGCAGGCGGCGGGCCTTGGTCATGGCCTTGCGGGGCGTGGCCTCGACAGTCATTGCGCGCCCTCCAGGTCGAAGGCGGTTTGAACAGGCTTTGCGACAGGCTCGGCGAACAGGCGGGGCTGGCGGTAGGCGTCTTCTATCCGGCGGCAGGCGGTCTCAAAATGGCCCTGATCAAGCTCAATGCCGATAAAGCGGCGACCGTTCATCGCGCAGGCAATGCCGGTCGTTCCCGAGCCAGCAAACGGGTCGAGAACCAAGCCGTCAGTCGGCGTGTATAGGCGGACCAAGCGGTCGGCGATCTCCACCGGCATTTGTGCGGGGTGTTCTTTGAGGTCTACGCGAGCAGGAACCCGCCAGATCGAAGTGGTGAGCTGCGACCACTCGGCCCAAGTGATCCCGCTGTCAGCGCGCATCGCAGAGGCGCCGTAAACGTAGATCATCTCGTGCTGTGCGCGGATTCTCGGGCTGGTTGGAAAGTTACCCCACGCCGCGCCGTTGGCAGGCCCCTTATCCCAAATTATCTCGTCAAGAACCGGCCACTCTCCGCAGGCGCGGGCAAGGACGTCAGCCGTCCGAACGCGGGTCTCGCGCGATCCAATGTAGTTGCCGACGTTGACGCAAAGGCGGCTGGCCTCAATCTCAAAAACGCAGGCCCGAAGAAACTCCTCGTAGTCGTCGAGCGACAGGTCATCCTTGGACGCGCCGTAGTCCTTGCCGCAGTTGTAGGGCGGGCTGGTGATGACGGCATCAACCAGCGGCAGAATGCCGATGATTTCGCGGCAGTCACCCAGATACAGCGTGCAGTCGCCTATGGTCTCAACGCGCCCCGTCATGCCCGGCGCTCCAGTTCGAGCATCCGGCGAACAGCAACGGCCAGCTTCCGGCGGGCGGCGGGATTACCGACCTGCACACGGCGAAGGCGCAGGGCATCGGCAACGAGCGCGTCATGCTCACGGCGGTTGGCCAGTGCGACCAGATCAGCCCCCAAAAGCTCCCCCGACGCGCTCGACTGCGCCGGGGGAAAGTTCAGGGAGGCTCCGCGAGGGAGTTTGTTGCGCCTCATTCAACGCGCTCCTGTGCCGTCGCTTTCAGGCGAGGCAAAGAGGCTTTGCGAGGGTAGGCGGTCATAAGGTCTGGCCAGCTCGCCTTCGGAATTGCGTTCCGGGAGCGCCAGGTAGCCACCACGCCCGGCGCTACGCCGATCTTGCGAGCGACAACCGTATAATGGCCGAGTTCGTCAATGAGTGTTTTCGCGTCCATGACCGACACCATTGCACGGGCCGTCGCGGCTGTCATCCTGAAAAAATATGTTGACCGAAAGATTTTCGAGGCGTCATATGGTTTGGACAAACGGAGAGACGCAGATGCAGACCGCAACGATCAGCTTTGAAGTCGACGTATTCGTCGAGGCGATGGAGGGCGATGAGCCGGAGATCACCGAGATCGGCGTCGTCCTGTATGACCCCAGCCGCCCGGTTGGCCGTCGTCACCACACCTCGCGCATGGTTCCGGTGTCGCCCGAGCTGTCGCGCCTGATTTTGGATCACCTCCGCGCCGAGGCTCTCGACGCCCTCGCCGAGGCCGACACCGACCACGCCGAACAGGCAGCGGAGTCCCGCTGGGAAATGGCGAGCGGTCGATGAGCATCCGCACCCGCGCCCTCCTCATCCTCGCGCTGGCCTGTGTGTCATGGGCCGCGCTGGTCGGGCTCTACGTGACGAGCATGGGGGCCGCGCAATGACCCGCCCCAGCCGCTCCGCCGCTAATTACCTCACCGTCGTCCTGCTCGTCTGGGCGGCGCTCATCTGGATCATCACGTCATGAGCCGACTTCGCGTTGCCTGCACGTCGCTCGGTCGGCGGATTATGGCCGGGTATCCGACCAAGGACGGCCAGCGGCTCAAGGAGCCCCGGCACGACGTGACCAGCGACGTGTTGCGCGCCGTCGCAGACCTGATCGAGGTCGGCCACGAAATCACGGTCGAAAGCGACGGCCAGCCGCAATTCCGCATCGCCATTCTGCCGGTCAAGGAGGCCGGGCAATGAGCCTCCTCGACTGGACCGCCCCCAACAGAACCCCGCGCGATCCCCAGCAAGGACGCGCGAGCAGGGAGGACACGGCACGCCCCCCCGTCGTGTCCTCCCGACCCCTCACCGGCAGCCTAGCCGACTATGACGCCCTCGCCGACGCCGTGGACCGCTACCGCTCGACGTGGGGCCGCCCGGCCTATGAGGCCATGCGAGACGCAGCGATGCGGTGCGGGATGCCCGAGGGCGAGCCGCCGCTGTCGTGGTCGCGCCGACGGCTCGGGACTTATCAGCACATGATGGAGACTGCCTGATGGGAGAGGTGAAGCATACGGCGGGAAGCTGGGTCGTCGAGGACGAAACGGACCCCATGCTGACGATCCTCGCGCCTGACGCTAACGGCGACGTGGTGGCCCACATCGTAGATGTCGATTGGCTCGACGACCCCGCGAAGGTCGGCCCGAAGTGCCTCGCCAACGCCCGCCTGATAGCCTCCGCTCCCGATCTTCTGGACGCCCTGAAGGCCGCGCAAACGGCTCTGGCGATGATCGTCTCGCCGTTCGCCATTGAGGCGACAACGACCCTCGACGCCTACACGCACGCCCTCAACGCAGAGCAAGCCGCACGGGCCGCAATCGCCAAGGCCACGGGGTCTGACCAATGAGCGCGCCCGCCCCCTGCTACCGCATCGTCATCCCCAACACCGGCCACGTCATTGAGGCGCTGGACGTGTTCGCCCGCGCCAAAGCCCGCGCCGAATGGCATCGCGTCCGCCTCGATCATCCGACGTACCCGGCTCAAGTCATCGTCCAGCGTGTCGGGCCTGATGGCAGGGCGAGGAAGGTTTGGCCGCAGGGAGCGAGCGCGTGACCGCTCGAGCAATGAACAGCACAAACACCGTCAACGAGGCATCCCATGCGAACGTCTGAATCCATAAAGGCCCTGGCGCCCGCTCTGACCTTGGCCCTTGGCAAGCTGGAAGGCGCGGCCAAGAACGCCAAGAACCCGCACTTCAAGAACACTTACGCCGACCTTGCGTCAGTCGTGGATGCCAGCCGGTCAATCCTCGCAGAGAGCGACCTCGCCGTGATGCAGTCGCCGGGCCTCGTGATCGAAGGCCGCCTGCAACTGTTCACCCGGATCATCCACAAGTCGGGCGAATGGATCGAGGGCGAGTTTCATATGCCCCTCGCCAAGTCCGATCCGCAGGCCACGCTCGCAACGCTGACCTATGCCCGGCGCGGCGCTCTGATGGCTATTCTCGGCATCCCGGCTGTTGATGATGACGGCAACAGCGCCAGCGGGCCACGTCAACAGACCGCGCCGCAGGAGGCCCCGAAGCCCCCCACGCTGTCCGAACGGGCCGACCGCTTCGTTACCACCCTGCGCGGCCTGCCGACCCCTGCCGAGCGCGAGCGCGCCTATAAGCTGGCGTCCAAGCTCCTCGCCGATCTGGACGCGAGCGACCCGGAGCGCCTTGTCGAAATCAACAGGTTTTACGACGAGCTGCAAGCCGAACAGGTGGCGGCATGATCGCCCAAGGTAGTGCGGAATGGTTCGCCGTGCGCTGCGGCAAGGTCACGGCTTCCCGCGTCGCTGACGTCATCGCCAAGACCAAGACCGGCTATGGCGCGAGCCGGGCCAACTATGCCGCCGAGCTGATCGCCGAGCGTCTGACGCAATCCACGGCGCCCAGCTTCACGAACGCGGCCATGCAGCACGGCGTGGAACAGGAGCCGCACGCTCGCCGAGCCTATGCGGATCTGATGGGCGTCGAGGTGGCCGAGATCGCCTTCGTTGACCATCCCGAGATCGCCATGAGCGGCGCGTCACCGGACGGGCTGGTCGGGCTGGACGGGCTGGTCGAGTTCAAGTGTCCGAACACCGCGACGCACCTCGACACGCTCCTGAGCGAGACCGTCCCCGGCAAGTACATAACGCAGATGCAATGGCAAATGGCCTGCACGGGCCGGGCGTGGTGCGACTTCGCCAGCTTCGATCCTCGCCTTCCCCCGTCGATGCAGCTTTTCGTCAAGCGGGTGGACCGCGACGCGAGTTTGATCCTCGACCTGGAGACGGAGGTTTCGGCCTTCCTCGCCGAGATTGACGCCAAGGTCGCGGCGTTGACCGAACGCTATGCGAGGGCGGCGTGAGTGCGTCCACCCGATACGCCCCACGTCATCGCCATGCGCGCGTTCTGCCGTGCGGTGCTGGACGCCTTCCCCGGTACGGAGATCACCGTCCGTGAGCCGCCCCCTCGTGATCCTAAACACCAAGGCCAACCGGCAGACCGCAGCCAACTGGTGCATGAACGCCGAGGATGACACGGTTGTTGAGTTTCGGAAGCGCAAGAGGACTGACAAGCAAAACAAAGCGGTTCACGGGCTAATTTCTCAAATCTTAAAGCAGCGCCGCGTCCACAACGGTGTTAAAATGAGCGTCGCACTCTGGAAGGCGGTTTTTATGCAGGCGTGGGGAGCCGAGATTACATTCGTTCCCACGCTCGACGGAGACGGTATGTTTCCGATGGGCCTGAAAACCTCCGAACTAAACAAGGCAGAGTGCGCCGATTTGATCACGTTCATTCTCGCGTGGTGCGCCCGCGAGGGAGTGTTCGTCAGGCATTTTGACGAGGCAGCATGACCCACCTTCAACAGCGCATTCTGGATAGCGTCGAGTTTGAGGCCAACACCGGATGTTGGCTTTGGACCGGGCCGATGGGCAGGAATATGCGCGGGACGTTGATGCACGAGCGCCGCCAGGTTCTCGCATCTCGTTTGTCTTTGGAAGCCTACAAGGGACCAATCCCGCCCGGCATGTTCGCCTGTCACAAGTGCGACACGCCAGCCTGCGTGAACCCCGATCATCTGTTCGCAGGAACGCCGCAGGACAACGTTGACGACATGATCGCCAAGGGGCGGCGACGTGAGGGCGTCAGGCTGTTTGGTGAGGCTCATCGGCTGTCGAAGCTGAGCGATGGCGACGTGCGGGTCATCCGCGCGCTTCTCCAGGATCACAGCAGCCGGAAGATTGCGCGCTATTTCGGGCTCTACCGCAACGCCATCGACAACATAAAGACCGGCAAGACGTGGCGGCGCGTGATCGGGCAAATGTCCCCCGATGAGCAAGCGCGCCACGACACCGCCAGCGCCGCTCTCGCTGAATTGCGGTCTGGTCGCAAGCTGACCGCCGAGGCAGTCGCCTACATTCGCAGCGTTTATCAGCCTCGCCATCCTGAGTACGGGGCGCACCCGCTGGCGAAACGCTTTGGCGTGACGCACGGCGCGATTTCGATGGCCGCGCGCGGGATTACAGGCGGCGCCTTCGCCGCCCGTGAAGGTGTCTCCCTAAACCAGACAGAGGCAGCATGAAGCCCACCCTAACCCTTACGCGCTGGGCCGCACTGAAGGCGCTGAAAGCCTCTATCGCCTTGCGCCGCCGCCCGTTTTTGGCGCGGGAGTTGATCTACGCCGGAGGGCGCAGGGGACGTACGATTGCCGCCACCGGGCCAACCATGGAGAGCTTGCGAGTCGCTGGTTGGATTGAGGCCGTCCCCGTCTGCGAGCCCGGCGAGGCGATGCCGTTTAGGTCGAGCGGGCCGATGATGGCTTGGCAGGTCACGGAGGCCGGTCACGCTGCAATTGAGGCTTGTCCCGACACATTCCCGAGCGGGCCGGTATGTGATGGGAAGGCAGCTTAATGGCCAGCCCGTCAGAGAGAGCCAGGTTCACAGCCGCTGTCCATCGTCGTGAGGCGGAGGTTCGCCGGGCGTCTGAATACGCTCACCAGCGGGAGTTTGCCGAGGTTCTGGACCAATGGGCCAACGACGCCGAACACCGCGCCACAGAGGCCGAGAGAGGCCAGCAGGGGGAGTTGTTCGCATGAGCAAGGAACACACCATGACAGAGACAGAGAAGCTGGCGAAGGCCGCGTTGGCCGTTTGCGACCGCTGGGACACTCCCGACTGGTCGGACCATCGGCACACCGCCGACTTTATCCGCGATCTACGCGAAGCCCTCACCGCATGGAACACCCGCCCGGATGAAGGGGAGCCTGTCGCTTGGCGGTGGCGCAAGCGAGGCGCGGACGTCCCGTGGATCGTCGGCTCGGCCCGCATCGAGGGCGAAGGC